ATGTACGCACAAAGTAACAAAGAAAAAGTGAGCGAAGCCCTAAACACCTGGTTGGTGAAGGGCGAAAAAGGGCGCATGGCCCGTGACCTGGAGGCACTTACAGGAGTGCACGAATCGATTATTTCTTCCATCAAGAATGGCCGGTTTGAAATAAGCGGCAAGCCGATCAAAGACGATCACTACCGAAAGCTTGCTGAGGCTATAGGCCTGGCCATGCAAAATGAGCTTCATTGGGACAATCTGGATGACTTTCAGCGCATACAAAAGGCCTGTGCCTTTGCTCAAAAGAAAGGCAGGGCATTTATGGTAGACGGATATACCCGCTGGGGCAAAACCTACGCCTTGACACATTACCACAAACAAACCCCCAAAACGGTGTATGTGAAGCTGGTAAGCGAAATGAGCGAAAGGGAGTTTCTCGCTGAAATATGCAAGCAAATGCGCCTTGAAGTAGGCGAAGGCAAACGAAACAAGCCCTTGTTGGATGCCATTGCATCGGAGGTGAAAGGAGAACCGGGTTGGTTGATCATAGCTGATGAGGCCGAAATGATCAAGCGGGTGCCTTTCTTTTTAGTCCTGAAGGAGCTGATAGACTACACAGAGGGTCGTTGTGGCCTAGCTGTGTGTGGTATGGAGTTGGAAGCTAAAATAAACTACTGGGGTGGTCCCAGGCCTGGGCAAGTGCGTCAAAAGGGTGTACATGCACCGAGGCCAAAGCAGGGCTTTCCTCAATTAAGGGAGCGTTTGTTTACCAATGTGCTTCGCTTGAATGGCTTTAGCCAAGACTGGGTGAAGCAAACTGTGCGAAGCTACGGATTTACTAATACGCTACTAGTAAACCACATAGCCAGGCAGTGCACTGGTTTGCAGTGGTTGAATCAAACCCTGCTGAACATGCTAAGCCATGCCGACGGCAAGCCCCAGGACTATACAATTGAGGATTTAAACGACCTAATGAATTTCTAAAATGGTGGAAGGGTTTGTTGAATTCAATGCAAAAACATCATTGACACCGGAGCTGGGCCACTATTGCATCATTGAGCTCAAAAGTGGAATGATGACTTATGCATGGTATTGTGGATGGGGCTTTGCCCTGGAACCTCATGGAAGGGAGAAAATGGTACAACCTGGTGAAGTGATGAGGTGGCGTTCACCGGTTTGTTGTAAAAGCAATTTTAAAATGGAGATACAATGAAAAAGTACAAGAAAAGCCTGTCCAGTAAGGACATAATTGGGAGTTCGTTTGTGAAATACGACCTGAGCCCCGAATGGAAACAAACAATTGGCCCGATTGGCGAAGGGGTTAGCATGATTGTATGGGGCGAAAGTGGAAGTGGCAAAACGACCTTTTGCCTCAAGCTTGCTCTTGAGCTCAGTCGCTTTGGTAAAGTGTATTACAACTCGATGGAGCAGGGCAAAAGTGATGGCTTCAAGGAAGGCCTGCAGCGACTCAATTTTTATAATGTGCCCGCCTCGAAAGTGAGCTTTGGAAACCGGGATACCTGGGAAGAATGTCTTCTGAAAATACGCAACAATGGAGCCCGGTTTGTGATACTTGATTCAATCGACTATCTGCATTTTACATCAGAGGAATTTAAAGCACTGACGGAGAGGTACAAGAAAAGGACATTCATCGTGATAAGCCATGGGGACGCAAAGCCAAAAAGCGGTCCGGCTGATGACATCCGCTATTTCGTGGATGTAAAAATCAGGATCAAAGAAGGAGTGGCCACTGCCGACAGCCGACTTGGCGGCACAAAGCCAATGCGGTTTATACCAAGTAAAAAAGCTCAGGGAATGGGCACTTTAGAACTTTTCAATTAATCGTTTAAAACAAACAAAAACATGTCAAGACAGACAACCAAAATGCCTGACGCTCAAATGACAGCACAAGAGGCAGAAGAACAACTGGCAGTGTATGCCAAGGCAGATGCAACTGCTAAGAAAATTCAATCTCAAATGGACCTTGAAATAGCCAAAATCAGGGAGAAAAACGCCGAAAGATTGAATGCATTGGCTTTGGAAAAGCAAGAGTCATTCAACAAGCTGATGGTCTATGCCAACCAGAATCAGGATCTTTTTAAAGTTAAAAAGAGCCTGGACATGAGCCATGGAAAAATTGGTTTTAGAACAGGAACCCCCACTCTAAAAAATATGAAAGGTTTCACCTGGGGGGCAGTGTTGGAGTTGGCTAAAGAACATGCTCCTCAATATGTGCGAACAAAAGAAGAGCTCAATAAAGAAGCACTGCTTCTTGACAGAACTCTTGCAGAATCAACAGATGTATTTGGCAAGTTGAAGGTGGAAGTAAAGCAAGAGGAGTCTTTTTATGTCGAATTGAAGAAGGAAGAAACCCCTGTCCTCTAATCATGGAAACGACACAACGCAGATTCAAAAAGCACCAAACGATTATGGTGGTTTCTGGAAACTTCAAAGGCCGAACAGGACAAATATGGAACTGGGAAGAAGTGGAGGGTACCTTGCTTTATCTGGTTAAAATGGTGGACAAGTACTTCAAGTTCGTCGAGAGCCAGATGGTTGAGATTTCGAGAGAGGCATTTGAGAAAAAGAGGCAGGAAGCGGCTAACAAACAATAGTCGGGGCCAATACGCCAGAGGTAGAGCCGAAAGGCTTGAAGGCAAAAGGGAGGTTCGATTCCTCCCCTGGTGGCTAAAAGAATCGGAAATGAAAAAGACAAATACAACTGACCAGGTCGGTAAGACTTTGGGCCTGATAGACAAGTTGGTGCTACTCGTGGGAGTGGCCACCACCTTGATGTGTTTTGGTTTGCTTGGGTTAATGATCGGCATCACGTTCGACGAAGTGTTTTTAAAGTAACATGAAAAACCAGTACTCATCATTTTTTGCGGTGCAAGCCAGGCTTGGGTTTAAAGACGATGCTGAATGGAGACAAGGCATGGTTTATCAATACACCGAAGGGCGAACCAAAAGCCTGAAGGAAATGAGCGACCAGGAGTTTGACCGCATGATGCGGGAGTTGAACGGCAAAAGCAAACCCATGCCAGCCACAGAAACCAAACCAAACCCTGAGCAGGAAAGCATGAACACAATGCGGATGAAAATATTCTCCCTCTGCCGGCAGATGGGTTACATCTACGGATTTTCTGAGGCTGAAAAAAACATGAATCAGGCAGTGGTTTATGCCCTGGTGGAACGCAACGGCTACCTGAAGCCAAAAAAATTAAACAGTTACACAGCCCAAGAGCTGGTGAAACTGGTGAGCCAGTTTGAGCATTGGAAAAAGAACAACAATAAAGCTGAAGCTGCAAAAGTGGTGGCGAAGCTTAAAGAGGAATTAGGATTATGAAAATCATTGAAGTTTACCAGAACTACAGACCCAAAAGCGCATCAGAAGCAAGTATGATGGCAGAGATATCTATACATGCGGGTGTTCCACCGTTTGGTATGGAGCCTGACTTGGAAGCCATCAAACAGAGCCTTGAGCACTTCCGAGACAACTTGCCGAGAAGAAGTGTTGCTGCCCCACATTTAATGTTTGATTTCACCATTGCAGATCACGAGCGGAATGTGCTACGAGTCTGGAAAAACACCCAAAACAGAGAAGCATTTGCAGCAATAATTATAAAAGAACAATGAACCCGATTTACAACCGAACCAAAGAAACGATCCTAACAGAGCTTTCAGCTTTTGAAAAAGAAACTCTTATTCACCTGCTCGAGGTGGCTCAGGAGCTGGAGCGATCCAGCCGCAAACATCCAAAGTGGCCGACAGATGTGATTCACTGCGTGGCGATCATGGGTGAGGAGGCGGGCGAAACTGTGCAAGCTGCCATTGATTATGCTTACAAAAACAAGTCGATCGAAGGAGTGAACGACGAAGCGATCCAAACGGCAGCTATGTGCATCCGGTTGTTGAACAGTTTTGGCAACCTGAGCCCAGAGGCGGAAAAAGTGACAAGGCAAAACACCAAAAGGCCACAAGCATGAAAATCAGAATCAAGCTTGAACCTTGGCAGATCAGACTACTCACCAATTGGTTGAACCATTTGGTGAGCGAGTGGCCACATGAACAATTGGCTGACAGGGACGTGATGCGGGCCGTGCTTGCTGAATTCTTGATTAAGCTTTTGCCTTTGAATTTCAATAGTTTGAAAACAAGAAACCTTCAATTGCCCCGCTCCGTGGCCATAAGTTTATGGACCGTGCTTGCGCTCGACAATGATTTTATGCGCCGGGCAGGTTTCAACCAATTGATAGACCAACTGACCCAATTTGTGATGGAATGAAAAAGACCTATAAAGTGTTTTCCTCTAAATACGATTGCTATTTGAGTTTCACTTACCTAAACGGTTTGCTGTGCGGTTTTCAGTTTGAAAACGAAAGCGAAATCCGTTTGGATGTAGATAGCCTCGTTGGAATTTTGGAAGCATCACTGACCTTTGAAAACTTGACTCACTTTGCCAAGTCCCGCAAGATGGCCGTGGTGGAAGTGCAGGCAGATTTGAGTTTTGAGGCGTTTTGGAATGCCTACAACTACAAGGACGGAGGCAGTAAAAAGAAAGCACAGGCCATTTGGGGCCGTTTGAGCGAAACAAACAAGGCCGCTGCAATGGCCAGCCTACCGAAATACGAACAGTTTTTGAAACGAAGCCAAACGGCAAAGGCATTTGCGACAACATATCTAAACCAGGAACGATGGAACAACCAGTGAACGAACAACAATATTGGGCCAGACGGGCAGAGCTCGACCAGTTGGCCCATGGCATTTTGGTGACCGAAATGCATAAGTACTTTTTACAAAAAGGGGCACTCGATGCCTTTAATGCATTGAAATGCAACATGAGCAGCGACCCAATGGGTTTGGAGTATGTGGTTCAGAGCCCACTGCCGGTTGGTGCCATGTTCGAAGGCAAAGGAAACACGCCGATGGAAGCGATTTTACAATTTTATCACCTTTTAATGACGCATTGAAAATGAGCGCAGATTACGTTCCTTTCACAGACATGATGAGCAAACGAGGCAGTTTGCTCGACGAAAAACTATTGAAAGCCCCTTTAGCTTTGCTTGAAAAAGTGATGGCCAAGCATGGCACACCAGCCAAAGCTGCCAACCTATACCGCAGCAAACAACGGGCAGAAGCCAAATGGATAGCCCTGAGCCCGGCCAAGGCCAAAAATGCCGAAGCCCAGCGCAAAGAAGCACACTACGGGTACCTGGCCGACTGGTTTGAGGTGTTGGTAGAGTTGGAGAAAGTGGCCGAACTGAAAAAGCAAATTTCAAAACAGCAATAATATGAAAATCGAGACTCAACTTGAAGACCAAATTGCGCACTTAAAAGCAGTATCGAGGCGGTTTATGTATTTGCTGCTTGCCACCAACTTGATTTGGGCTACAGCCAACCTGGCGCACTGCCAACGTAACAAAAAAGAGTGCAGCCTTTCAGCACTTGAACTGAATGTTGTACCAAAGGGCCAAGGCGTTAAGCAGTAAGGCAATGGCGTTGAATATAAAGCCCCAGTGTTGGTACCAGTTTTCGAATCGCTCTTTTCGGGCAAGTGGCACAAAGCCGCCCGAAACCATAATTTGCTCTGCTTTGGAGCCCAAACAAAACACATCGGGGTGCTTGCCACCAAAAAAGTCCATTTCGTCAAGGTATTGGTATGCCAGCAATAGCCTGATTAAAATAGATATCTCTGCTTCGGGTATGCTGTGCTGTAAGAAAAGCGATGTGAGCTGCATACGGTCAATGGCCGATTGCGGGCCAAACTTATGCGCCTGCAATGCTTTGGTGCAGCGGCTCAGCAGCTTGGCGTATTTGCCAGATAGTGGAGTAAGATTCATTGTGCAAATGTATGATTTGCACATTTCAAAAATTTAAGTTGATATTTGCCGCACACTGTTATTCAAAGTCCCATGTGGCAAATTCAAATCAATTTTAAAAACATACCTGGAGGGTGCAGAGCGGTAACGCCTGCCGGTTCAATTGCCTCGGCTTTGAATGACAGTGTCCTCCAGGTTTTTTTATTTTCCACACTTTATGGGTCACACTGTCCCCCAAAGTTCCGCCAAGGCTGGTAGCCAAGGCCTGAACAGGAGTAATTCACCTAACGAATTGCCAATAGTTTTTAGTGGTGAACATCAACTTGTTGATGCTCGACTACTTTTTGTTCGGTTGAATAATGGATACAAGTTCACAACTTGGATTCAAGCACGAATTCAAGAGTTTGGATTTGAAGAAGGTAAAGACTTTTTCCAAATTTTTGGAAAAAGTCAATTTGGTAGACCAGGCACCAACTACCACCTCACCCTAGACATGGCCAAAGAGCTGGCCATGCTTGAGCGCAGCGAAGCAGGCCGATACTTTCGCAGGTATTTTATAGAAAAGGAAAAGGAGCTGGTGGCCATGAAGCGGCAAACGCTGATCAGCAGCCCAACCGAGCTGTTTAAAGGCCTGAAACCAGAGAAAATCAACAACCGCAAACTGTGGCCATATAGCGAGGTACTGGACCGGCTGGGCTACAACAAAAAAAGCGGCAGCCGCAGCAACCGGGTGAAGAAAAACCCAAACCACTTTGTGAAGCTGGGCGAGCGGCAGTACATCACTGAAGAGTTTGCCCGCCACCTGGCAGCGCAAAAGGCGGTGCTGGACAACCGCAAAACCATAAAGGCTATGCCAGCCGTGCTGATGTTGGACTTTAACCCGGGCGGCGACCATGGTAACATTTGAGCAACACGGCGTGGTGGTGCACCTGGAAGGTGCCGACCATGAGTATGTAACCGACCTTTGCCGCAGCCTGCTCTACTACGTGGGCAGTGCCGATGAGGGCCAGCAGCCTATAAACCAAACTGACAGGGACAACGTGCTGCGCCTGGTGCGTGAGTTGGTGCCAAAGCCTTGCCCGCCACAGGCAGGCAGATAAGAAAAAAGCCCCTCGAATTGAGGGGCTTTTTTTATCATTTAAAGTGCTGAAGCGTGCTTTTGTTCAAACCTATGCAATTGATGGTGGGAGAATTGCAATCAATATTAAGTTTGGATTTGAAATAAATTATTAGGTTGTCGAGGTGTTTGATGGCCTTTGCAAAGTGCTTGTCGTAGGTAAAAAAGGTTTCACTGGTTGCAGGCGGGTTATCGCCATCTTTCACTAGGTATCTTGAGCGACGAGAAAGGTGTTGAAGTTTGACAAAACTAATATAAGCTTCTTCTTCAATTTTTGTTGCAGATAGCTGTGTTTCGGGATTAAGCGCATTTTTTACCTGTTCATGACTACGGTATTGAAGTCCATAATTTGCTAAATGAGCATTGACTAAATGTACAGCAGTGTAAAAGCAGATTGTAACTTGCCAATCGTGGCAAGAGGCAATTTTTTGGTTTACGTTTTCTAGAAAAACTAAATTGCTATTTGCCTGGGCAATATGGTCTTTAAAAAGGGGCACAGGAACTATTCAACTATGGTTTGATAATGGGCAGGAATTTTAACATTATCGCTTGCTTCCAAAATTGTTGAACTTACGCAATAGCCAGCATCAATAAATTTTGCATTAACTTTTGCTTCGCTCATAATAAGTTGATCTTCAGTTCGCTCATCGTCGTCGTTCAACTCGGCCCAGAAAAGCACTTTAGAGTCATTGTAATCCACCGCAAGTTTTCTTGGCATGTTGCCTTTTAGGTTATCAATGAATTCAATGATAATTTGAGGTACGATGGTTTCTTGGATAGAAGATTTTACATCGGCGGCAATTTTAAGTGGATTGCCAACTATCAAATTGTTGTAGAACTGAGTCTTTTTGTCATCCGCTGTCCTGGTTTCCAGTTGAAGCTGATCAACACGCAGCATGGCGATTAAATTATCAAACCAGGCTTTGTTTGTGCTAGTGTGAGGTGAAGTTTTTGTTTCCATATGTATTGGCCAAATAGCATCTATGTTACATTTACGTTACTTAAAAGTTGCATGTTCAATACATGCACGTAATCTGTATGTAACATTTTCCGGGGTAAATCTACGCTTGTAAATTCATATTTTACAAAATCATTTTGAAATTATATTTACAGATTTTTGAAATTTGCATAAAACTTGCCCATGCGCCACAACGCCAATCATTTACGCAAGGTAGAAACCGCCCGAAAACAGTTTGCCAGCATGCAGGCTGAGGGTAAGTATAGGAGCCTGTTTATACTGCAAACGCTTGCTGCCCGCTACTTTGTGAGTGTGGGCACCATAGAGCGCTGGGTTTATGGCAAAGAAGCTAAGTCTTAGCTCAGGTCAATAAAATAGTCATTGTTGCTTCCGGGTGCCGGTGGCTCTGGCTCTCCCTTCTCAATTGTGAGGCTTGCATCGTCTTCGTTCAATGGCCGGTGCACATCGGCGCTACTGTGGTCGATCACTTCCACTGTGTAGCTCAATACATAAATCCAAAGATTTGTGCCTGTGGCGTATCGGCGTATGGCCAGGCTGCTGAGAGTGCCACTGCCTACATCGGCTCCATGCAATAGTGCAGCCACAGCACCTACCAGGCGAAGGTAATTAAGGGCACTGGGTTGGTCGTGGCTGCCATCAAAGCTTTCGGCCAGGCTAAAGTCGGCTACATACACATTTACCACAAACGGAAAGTTGCGGCTTAGTGCGCCCAGGTTTTGAATCTCATCGGTATTAAACTCAAAGAAAGCCGCTGGCAGGTTGAAAGGCATGTTTTCGCCTTCCTGCAGGTATTCTGTTTGTTCGGCCCATAGGTCGAAGTGTTGCAGGTTTGGCAGGCCATCGGGCAAGCTATCGGGGAGCCTGGTTTTCAGGTAGTCGGTGAGTTGGAGGTATAGTTCGTCTAAAATCATGGCGTTGTTAGATTTCTGAGCCGGTAAATAGTTTGTTCATTTTGCGGTGGTAGATTTTCTTGATGATCTCCATCAAAGCTGCGCTGTATCCAATAAACTGCCTTTGAGGTATTTGGGTGTTTACCTGCCTGGTGTGGGCTTTTACCATTGCTATTCCCTGGGCGGTTTTTACCACCTTTATTCTTGACTCACCTTTGGCATTTACCTCTATGTATTTAACCTTTTTGTTGTTTGAGCGGCTCTCTACACGCCTCACGTGTGCCCTTACGCTTTGTGTGGCCTGTATGGTGCCACCTTCGTTGTGTATTTTTGCGTATGGCACATCGCTCACCCACTTGATGTCCATGCCGGTAGTTTCTTTGCGAAGACTTCGCTTTAGCCTACCACTGCCTTTTCCTATAAGTATTTTGCGCCCGGGTGTTTTGTCGTTTTTGCGGGGCTCCCAAAACTTGAGTCGGTCGTCTAAAAAGCTTTGTCGGTCAAAGTTGGCTTTAAAGAAGTTGAGCCCTTCCACAGCTGCTTCGTCTCTGAAGCTTACAAGAGCCTTTCTTGCCTCACCTTTCCAGATGGCAAACGGAAGTTTTCGCACCCAAATGATACCCTTGCTCATAGTTTTTGCGTATGTTTGCAACAAGGGAAAAACATGAAACCCGTCAATTGGTTAAAACCCATCGGTGGTAGACAAGCAGTGTAAACTGTCAACATCATTTTCCCTTCAAGTGCCGGGCTCTGTTCCGGCACTTTTTTTATGTGTTAAAATTCCTTTTCTCACCTGAAAGAGGGCATCTGGATAATCGGCTTTATACCAGGTTAGGGCCTTTAAGTTGTCGGTAATAGCTGCGAAAGTGTCGTTGCCATAGCGCTTTAGATAAACGTGCCTAAGTTGAGACGGTGCTCCTTTGGCATTGTTTTCATTAACCCAAACCTCATCCGGATTAGCAAGAATTTCTGAAAGCAAATTTGTGGCTATGCCTTGCCTGTTCTGGCCTGAATATTCTGCTTTGGTAAATTTTGTCTTGAGCTTTATTGGAAGCTCAATGGCTAAGTTGTGGTGGTTTTTGAGATACACTTGCCCGTTGGGTTGTTGGTTTTTCAACCACCATGCCTCGTAGTTTTTCTGACTCTCTTCGGGTAAGTTGGCCTGTAAATCGTTTTTGGGAAGCTCTGGAGGCAATCCATAATTTTTTGCTTTCAGTTTTGCGGCATTGAATTGCTTTTTCAAGTAACCCTGTCCCCAGGCAAACACTACATTGGCATCGCCCCGGTTGATGTTGAAGCCATCTTTAATCCAACTTATATCCGGGTTTTCGTCGGTGTATGCCCGGCTTCCTTTCGCCACCTGCAGTACTTCGCTTCGGCAGCGCCAATGGTTCGGCGGGTATATCCTACCCCAAATTGGGTCGGTGGCCGGTCGCACCAATCCATTCAGGTTTAGGCAACCCTCAGTAGTGCCACCATCTACAATGGCATCAAACATCAAGTCGAACTGGTTTTTCTCAGCTTGCTGCCTCACCCAATTGCTGGCGTTTTGGCTGGTGGCCACAGCGGTGTCGTACTCCGTGCGCAGGTAGGTATTGGTTTTGCCGATCAGTTGTTTTGCCTTGCGCTCAAAGTCTGTAAAGGTTGAGCTATTGGCTGCTGCCTGGTTTAGCAGTTGCCATTCCGCCAGTGTGGCTGCACAGCTATAGCGGTTCACATTGGCTTCAAAGAGGGCGATGCGCAAGTTGTCTGGGCTCTCCAGGTCGGGCTTGGCCAGGCGTTCGCTCAGCTTGCTTTTAAACCCGTTCCAAATTACCTGGCTTCTGGCCAACGCCACATTTGCCGGTATTTGCACTTGCTTCAGGTTTCCGTCCCACAATGCACCGTAGAGCTGGCTTAATGCCTGCTCTATTTGCTCTTCGCCTGGCACCGACTGCATGGTTGGAGCGTTGGCGTAAAAATCATCGTCGAGGTATTCGCCTGTGCATGCCCGGCAAGTGCAGCCTTGTTGATGGGCTCCGCTGCCCGGCTGTGGCTGCGGAGCCTCATTCTTTGGGTTTGGCGGAGCCGGTTTGTTTGGCGGTGTCATAGGGGGCTTGTTGGGAGGATTAGCCGGTGTGTCCGGATCTTCGTTGGTTGGTGGCTGTATTTCCCGTTTAGCCTCAATTTGATCTTCAGGTATTCCGTAGCGTTCGGCAATGTAGGCAGGGGCAATGTTGTAGTGTTGCAGTAGCAGGGTGTCTACAATTACCTGGTCTTTGATTGGCAGTTCCTTCTTATCGTCACGCATGAAGGTGTAGCCCTCGAGCGGGTAGCCATGTGTGACAAGCAAAGGAATGAGTTGCTCGTTTACAACGGCTTCAATGAACTTCACATCAGACCAGTAGCGCATGTCAGCCACTTCCTGATGCACTTCGGCCTGGCTTCGGCTACTTCCATCGTCCATGGTCATGGTTTGTCCAAGTATTGCCTTGCTCACTTGTTTGTCAAGGTACAAGCAAAGCTCCATGAAACACTTGTGTGGGTCGCCTTTGGAGTCGGCCAGGAAGTTTAGTTCCTCGCCTGGATGAAGTACTCCCCAACCGGCTGAGCCCATAGCTTGCATAATTCGGGCCAGTACTCCTTCCCGCTTTTTATCGGTACCGGCCATTTTTACCCATCTGAAGGGGATGCCAATTTTTTCGTTGTACTCTGTCCAGGCTGCAATAGCAAACCTTTTGGCCAGAACTGCAGGTGCAATTCGCTCCAATGCTCCAAGGTCTTTCTCAGTTCCAATACTCAGGTAGTAATTGGAATCAGGAGGGTTAAGGTAGCTAAAGCCCTTCTTTGGATCATCGTCTGGCAATTTTACCCATACCCCGTACTCTGGCTTCACATGTTGCCGGGGCACAAGTTTTAGTTCCTTAATGGGCAGCACATTGGTTTTGCCCCTGTTGAGCTCAACTTGAATGGGCTTTTCGGCCATGGCTGTCAGCTCTATGAGTGAGTGGCCATAGAGGTTTTTTTCGAGTGCCCATCTTACAAAGTCTAAAAACCACTTGGCATCAAAAAGTTTGATGGCCTTTTCGTCTCGCTCCCCGTTAGGATCAATGAGCACATACTCGGTGCTTTGCACTTCCACCACCCGGTGATCCCAGGCAGCATGCAGGTGCAGGTCGAGCATGGTGCTCCGGCAAACCTGGTAGTAAAGCTTTCGTGCCGGGTTGTCCACATTGCGGGCAGCGTTGATGGCAGAAACCCAGTCCTTGAGTTGAACAATCCTATGGGTTTCTGTTTCGGGAACTATGCCTGTTGCCTTGCTGTGGCCAAGTGCTTCTTTGCCGTGTCGCATGGCAAATTCGTTGGTGATACGCTGATCTGTAGCCAGGCCAATGAAATAGCCTGTGAGCCGCTGTTTTATATCTTCGAGTACTGACATACCATTTATTGATTAACGCCGCTTGTGCGGCCATTTAAAGCGAGGTTCAAACGGTTTTTAATACCTGTGTTGAATGGGAGGGTTGCTTCCCCACAGTACATCGTCGCCGGTCTCTTCAATCTTCCTTGGAAAGTCTGGAGTTACGTTTGAGTCTTTTACATCTATCAACCAGTCTTTGGCCTGGTTGTATAGGTCTATCCAAAAACTGGGTATCCGTACCGGGTTTACATGCCTATGCAGGTAAAACACCGTTATGTTGGTTATTTGCATTACCAGGTTTTGGTTTCTGGGATCGTGCTCTACCCAGTACTCACTGTCTTCGTGGCCCGGCATTAACTCAGGGCTTGGGTTGTCTGGGTCGGGGCTTGGTGGCACTTCTGCTTTGGCAGCATATATTTTGCCTTCAAAATAACAGTAGTCCGTGTATTGGCCTTCCAGGTCGGGGCCTGTGTAGGCAAATAGCGGGTTGTGATCTTTGATTACAAGGAAAATCAACTCCAGGTTGAAGCGATTGGCCAGGTAACCCTTTACAAACGATACCGCTGCTGCTTCCTTTTTTGATAGATGGTTGGCTGCTTGTCCATCAAGGAGCTGTTGTAGGTATTGTGGTTTTATGGCGCCTTCAATGTCGGCTTGGGTGAGAAAGTTGTAAATCATTGGTTTGAGGTTTAGTAACCGTATTTTTTACTTGGGTTTTGCCCAAAGACTGGGTCGTGGTTAGATGTTACCTGTTGCGCCTGTAGCATGGCCACTGCTTCGGTCAGCGCATCCGGAAAGTCGTCTTTGCCGCTGTAGCCTGGCTCAATGCCTTTTAGTTGGTGAAGGCCTCGCTGCAAGTCCACATTATCTTTTTCGTCTATGCTGAACTTAATGCTTTTGATTTGGAAGGCAGGCAACATTTGAACTATGCGACTGTATTTGTTTTGCCCTCTTCCAGGCCTTTCGGTTTTCGAGATTGGCAAATAGCTACCCAGGTCTTTTTCTACCTCTTGCTTGATGATGGAAAGGGCATCGTTCCAAAACTGGCTTTCCATGTACCATTCAATCATCACCGTTTTGGGCATGCGGTTGTTGATTGCATGCATCCAACGGAAAGCGGTGTCGGGAGTGCAATTGGCACAAAACACTTTGAGTACATGTATTTCCATACCCAAAAGCCCGGCAATCACTATGGCATTGGTGTCGGCAGTGGGTGAGGCAGAGTAGGCAACATCCCAGTAACCAATAACCCTGGAGTAAGCGTCGAGCCTGCGCACTTTTTCGAACAGGATCATATCGTCGGTAAAAATCTTACCTTCAATTCCTGCTATGCCCCGGTACTCCTGGTTGAACGAAATCCAACCCATCACATCCAATTGCAGTTGGAGGTACTTTTTGGTATAGCCCCATACCGGGTTCAAGTGCTCGTCGCATGCCTCTTGAATGATGCTCGTAAAACCTTTGGTTGCAATCAACTGGGTGGTAATGGTGTATTCACCTATGATGTTGTTGGTTACCCTGAACCAAGCCCTCTCCTTGTCGAAGCATGGCATTAGTGCCTCTTTTACCCACTTGATTCGCTTATTGATTTGGATGGGGTTTTGAACTTCGTCGGTTTCGTCAACATCGTCCATGTTGATGTATCTTGGCCGGTGTGGGCCGACCCTGGCTCCCCTGGGCGATTGTCCCTTGCCAAGCGCAAAAGCTGTGAGGCCGGTCTTGGTTTGAAAGTTACCCTCTTCCCAGGTGCCGTGTTGGTACATTTCCCCAAAATAGTGTTGCAGCTGTTGGTTGCCTTTGCATTCGGCTTGCAGATCTGCAAGTAGTCGCTTGGCAGAGTCCTTGTTGGCACCAATGAGCAACATTACAAAGTGGTCTTCCTTGTGCACCAGGTGCAACCAAAGGGGAATCATGATGTTGAAGATCACCGATTTTGCCAGGCCCCTACCCCAGGCAACCACCCTGTAGCTGTGTTTGTGCTTCAGACAGTGGTTGGCTTCGTAAATATGAAAGTCGGCCAGAGGGTACTTGTAGTAGTGCGGGAAGCATTCCTGGACAAAGAAGTTGAAGTCGGTTTTGAACCTTGCTTTAACCTTTTCTCTTTCCTCCGGTGTTTGATTGGGGTCTACATGGCTATGCTCCTCAATTACCTTGAGCAGGGAAAGGTAGTGTTCCAGGGTTTTTTTCTCCTGGCTTTTGCTTTGCTTTTGCTTATGATAAGCCATTCGACTTGTCCACTAAAAATTCTCTCTGTTGCTCTGCCAGTAGCCTTCTGAGTCTTGGGTCTTCTACCGTGCGCAGAAACTCTTCCATCACCTGGATGTATGCGCTCAATGGTATTGAGTGCTCCATTTTGTCTTTGCTGTTCACCAGCTTTACCAGGGCGTCGGTTTCCTTGGTAATTGAATTGTGTTCATCCTGCAGTTTTTCGATGATGTCGAGCTGCTTTTGTATCGCCTCTTCAAACTTTTTGATGAGCGATTGTGTGCGGGTAGCGTTCGCCAATTCGAGGTTTTCCCACTTTTCTTCTTCTGCCCAGCGGCCAATAGTATGCTCGGTAACTCCTACGAGATTAGCTATTTCTTTGTTCGACCTGCCGGACAAGAAGTACTGAAATGCAAGGGCCTTTTCGGCATTCTTTTGTTTTCCCATCACTCCTTTTTTTTCCAAAGGTGTGGCCGGTGCCTGGTTTGGTTTTTTATGTGTTTTCAAGATGTGTATGCCCGCATACACATCTTGAAAAACGACTTGCAGGCTTTCCATTATGCCTCTCCAAGTTTGTGGCCACTGTAGTTTTCAGCTGTTGATAAGCCTATGCCGCTAAGAGCCAAAATCGGGTCATTCCAAATTAAGTCCGAAGGGAACAAAGCTTCCCTTCGGATCATTGGCTCAATCAATTGGTGGAAGAATTCCGGAGAGGAGTTTACCGCAAAGATTGATGAGTTGGAAAAGTCCGGGATTGCCGATGTGGAGGTTTACATCAATAGCGGCGGGGGTTCAGTGTTTGATGCCAATGAAATTTACAATCAGCTCAAACGACTGAAGGGCAAAAAGTCTGGCCGGATAGGCGCACTATGTGCCAGTGCGGCCACCATTGTTTCCCTGGCATGCGATACCCTTGTAATTGCCCGCAACGGCATGTATATGCTACACGAGCCTAGAGGGAGTTTCCCCGACGCTACCATAGATGAGTTGGAAACCAAGGTAAGTTTACTCAAACAACTGCGATCCAACTTTATCAAGCTATACAGCAAGCGCACAGGCCTTACAGAAGACACCATTGCTCAGATGATGGCAAAGGAAACCTGGTTTAATGCAGAAAATGCAAAAGCTAAAGGTTTTGTGACAGATGTAGGCGACCCGGATGAGGATGTAGAGGCTACCACCCAGGCCTTAGAAAGTATTGAAAGTCATTCTGAGTTGCCAGAAGTGGTGGCTTGGTTTGAATCTATTAAGGGTGATCAAACAAGTGTTTCAATTAATTCAAGCAATAGCATGAAAAGAATCATAATGCACTTCGGTATGCCTGATGCATCTACCGAAGATGAGGTATTGGCCAAGGTGAAAGCATTGGAGGCCAAAAACCAGGAACTGCAGAAACAAATGCAGGAAGAAAACAAGCGCAGGGCTACCCTACGTGTAGATAATGCCATTAAGGACAAACTGATCACTGCTGAAAAGCGTGATAAGTTTATCGAAAAAGGTACCGCCGACCCTGAATTTTTAGACCTGGCCCTTGGTAATGCCAAACCTGTCGCATCGGCTAGCAGCTCAGTTACCGATACGCCGGAGGCTAACCAAGGCAATGACGATCGCTCAAAGTGGACGTTTGCCGATTGGGCTAAAAACGACAACAAAGGCCTGATTGAAATGCGTGAGAAACAACCCGAACGCTATACTGATCTGGGCAAAGCCTACTACGGAGATCATTTCAAGATTTAACAAGCCGGGCTTCAAGCGTTTTTCAAAAAAGTTTTAAAAGAGTTTCCAACCCAATTTTTATCATCATGACAGCTTTATTGCTTCTCTTTCTTCTGAACCTGGTAGGCCTTGGTCAGGGCACCTTTGTTTCTGATTTCATATTTGGCCCCAACCATGAGCACCTGCAGGTAATGACTGCCGATAGTGCCCTAGTTGAGTTGTTTGTTGGCGAATACATCAGGAGGTTTTCATTTAAAGGAACCTGGCTGGATTATGTAAAGGACAGGAGTGAATTTGCCAACTTTTCCACCATTCACATGGCGGCATTGGGTGTTAGACCGAATGTGCTGGTGAACAATGTCACGTACCCGATTCCAACGGTTGATTTTTCGGACGAAGACATCCTGTTGAATATGGATAAGTTCGATACTGAAAACACCTTTATCAGCGACGATATTCTATTCTCTTCAAACCTTGATAAAATTGGTGCTGCTACAGAGGATCACAGGGAAAGTATACAAAGGGCTATGACAAGGAAAGGTTTGCATGCCATTGCACCCACCTCCTTTAATGCGAGTAATTTTATGCAGCCCACTTCAGGCGCAGTGGCCGATGGATTTAAGAAGGCGCAATTCAAGGATTTTATAGATGCCAGGTTGAAGTTGTACGCCACTGAAGTGGTTGGTGATAGTCCGCTGCATGTGATCCTTACACCTGAGCACGAGCGTGATTTGCTTGAGGTTGACAACAACTTCAAAGACAAGTACAACAACACCCGAACCGGTGAGATATTCGACTACATGGGCTTCAAGTTCCACAAGGACGTGTATAAAGTGTGGTACAACTCTGCCGGAACAACCAAGAAAGCGTGGGGTGCTGCTCCGGTAGCCGGTGATAGATATGGCTCTGTGATTTTCCCGGAAGATCGGGTCGTAAAAGCAATGGGGGGCGTTAAAATGTTCCGCCGACTTGCAGTTGATGACCCTGAAAACAGGGGTACTACTATCGGTTTCCGCAGGTATGGCCTCGTACTTCCAACCAAGGTTGAAGGCTTTGCCACTGTGTTAGCCACTCCGTAATATGAAGAAATTAAAGATTTGGTTCAGGGAGTTCAATCCATGGTTGCTTGTGGCGCTCTTGTTGTTCTCCTGGTTCCTTTTCCCCTGGGTGCTTCAAAGGTTTGACCCGATGGCAGGGTACTTTGACACAGGTGTTTTGCAAGTGGCTGCTTTTGCAGCGTACTGCATGGCTGTTTTCTGGTCGCTGGTTTGGGCCATGATGAAGCTAGCCTTTCCTGACATCGTTCATTACTTCTTCTGCGAATTAGACACTGTTTTTCAAACCAAACACACTGAATTTACATGGTACAAATTGGTCGTTTCGTTCTTGCTATTGTTTTTGTTTGGGCTCTCGTTCTGGGTTCCACTGTTTGTGCTCAAGTAGCACCAGTAAGGCAACAGATAGTAGACATAGCCCGGTCTCAGATTGGTGTACGTGAAGTGGGTAATAATGCAGGTCCCAGGGTTGAGCACTACCAGCGACTGGTTGGAATAAGAAAAGGTGATGCCTGGTGCATGGCCTTTACTTACTTTTGCTTTGACAGTGCTGGTGTATATGTGGTGAAAAGCGGCTGGGTTCCGAGTTGGTTTCCAAAGGCAAAGCTGGTGGTGAGGCAAGGCTATGAAATTCAACAACCACTTCCTGGCGATGTAGGAGGTTTGTATTATCGTAGACTGGGCAGGTATGCTCATGGTTTTATAATTGAAAAATGGGGTAACGTGGTATTGACCATCGAGGGCAATACAAACGCACAAGGTGCCAGGGATGGCAATGGCGTGTGGAGGCGTAGGCGTTTAAAATCTCAAATTCCAGTGGTATCCAGATGGGTTTAATGAAGGTATTTTTTTTGTATTTGTTGTTAAGTGCGTCCTGTTTAGGGCTGTGGCAATGCCGCAGCCTTAAATTTAAAGAACAGATCACGGACAGTACAACTGTGGTTGAAACCATCCGGCCTATCAAGGTTAAAATTGAAGGCCAGGATGTCATTTATCAATATGTGATCAAGTGCCTGGACGGCAAGCCCTACATTGCATCTGGCAGCGGTCAGAAACAAATGGAAGACGGCTCTCGGGCAAGCTGGATGGACCGAAACGACAAAGCATTTAACTCTGTGATGCTTGACACCAACGGTGTATTGTTTGGTATGGCTGGTTGTGATAGTTTGGAGGCAACCGTTTACGCCAAAGACAGAGAAATAAACCGGCTTAAAAGCCTGGTGAAAATCCAGGAAATGAGGCCTGAAAGAAAGTGGTACAACACTGCTCTTGGGCAGTTTGCAATATTGGCATTAGTGGTTGCGGCTGCAGCCTATGTGTTATCTAATTTCATAAAACGATGAAAAAAGCTGAAATGACCAAGGCCGGTCAAGATTTCCTGAAGGCCAACAAAAAAGAAAAATCGTGCATTGTGGCGTCTGATGGCAACATCTTCTTAGAAAAGAACGCCAATGATGCCCGCAATCATGCCAGGCGTGAAAACCTGGAGATAATAGTTGTATCTGCGAATGGCAACAGCCTTGCAGATGTGCCAGCTGAAGAAGTAACCGGCAAAGAAGGCGGCACAAACGAGCCAGTGTCAGCAGGCAAAGAATCAGAAGATAATCCACTTGCTGACAAAGGCGAAAAAGGAGAAACCTCTCAGCCTAGCGAAAAGTCAACTGAAGCTTCAAAAACTGGAGAAAAAGAAACTTCTCAGGCTGGCGAAAAAGCCGGTACCAAGGCGGGTGGTAAATCAAAAACCAAGTAATTAAGCTACTATGGCAGGAAACGAATTTCTTGGCCCACAACTACAGAGAGGCCGCTCTAACCGGAACGAAGCCAATGGCTTGAACCTGGATGGAGTTGGTTTGCTCATTGCAGGTGGTGTGGCCGTAGGGGGCGGGGTGCAACTTAACCAGGTGTACCCTCTCCTAAGTGCTGAAGATGCTAAGGCGCTCAAAATGGACACAGCATACGATGTGCTCAACGGCCACCTGGTGTATGAGCATATCTACCGATTCTTCAGGGTGAACCCTAATGGGAAGCTCTACCTGAAGCTGGTTGACAAAGCCCTTACATTGGCTCAAATTGTTCAGCAACACGTTCAGCAAACCGTGCTCGACCCGGCCACAAACCGGGAGATCAAACTGGTGGTCATTGCCCACAACCCGGCAGTTACTTATGTTCCTGCCTTTGCGCAGGGCTTTGAAACCGGGTTGCTTGAGGCAGTGGATGCAGCCCAAGCCAAGGTAGAAGACTTGCTTGCCCTGGGCTACTATTTGCCATCTGTGGCCATCGAGGGCAGAATGCAGCCTAATGCCACCATATCGTCGAGCCGTGACTGGCGAGACGAACAAGCACCCAATGTGTCGGTAGTGAGTTTTCAAGACCCAGACATTGCAAGCCGTGGTGGTTTTGTAGCCAATTACGGGGATGTGGGAACATTTCTCGGTCACCTATCCATCAGGAGGGTGAGCGAATCGGTTGGCAGTGTGGATATAGCCAACAAGCCAACCAACAAAGTGAGCCAGGAGTCGTTTCCGCTCACCGACAGATCCGAAGGTTTTTACCTGGATGCTGCACTAAGCAGTGGTAAAAAATTTGCCGAACTTACAGCTGCCGAACTAACTGCATTGGGCAATAAAGGCCTGGTGTATGCAGGTGCCTTTGGTGGCTACGACGGATACTACATCAACAACGGTCATGTGTGCGCACCAGTAACCGGCACGTATGCCTACATTGAAGACAACAGAGTTTGGTGTAAAGCTGCAAGCATCACCCGTACTGTGATGATCCCTACCGTGCGTGGTAACTTCCCCAGGAACGCCGATGGCTCCATGAGGTCAACATATAAGAACTACCTCCAGGAGCGAATCCGCAATGGCCTCAGAGCCATGACCAGGACAGGCGAAATAGAAGCCGATCCGGCTATTGAAGTACAAGAAAACCCCAACGGAAGCGGTGTGGTAAAGCTTGGACTGAAGTATGTTCAGGAAGGTGTGCAAAGGGTTTTAGAAGGAACAATTGGACCATTTTAATCATGGCAAGAGTAACAAGTATTAAAAACAAATTTGGTCGCCTCACAGGCTGGAACAATGTAACTGTGGTGCTTTTTGGCCGTGAGCTCGAGGGAATCACAGAAATTGAGTACGATGATGAGTACGACGACAAATTGGCTTATGGTATGGGTGAGCAGCCGATTGGCAAAGAGTCGGGCAATTATGAACCCAAGGTAGGCATTAATTTTTATGTGGAGGAAATACTGGCTGTTCAGTCTAAACTTCCTCCAGGTGGCCACCTTCGTGATATCCCAGACTTTTCTGTAGTGGTAGAATACGAATACCAGGGCAGAATATTCAAAGACATCATAGAAGGTGTCAGCTTTAAAGGCAACACAAGAGCCAGCAAGCAAGGTGAAGGTAAAATCATGGTGAAACCGCCCATGCTTTGCACCGGCATCATCTGGAACGCAGCGTAACTTTTCAACCAATTTATATTATGGCAATTGATAAAACCAAACCCAAGTTGCTCACTGCACAGCAAGTGGCTGACTTTAAAAAGAATGACCCCAAAGAAAGGGAGGTTCTTGCCTGGGAGTTTCCCAGATCGCCTGGCTCTAAGGAAGTAGACAAGTTTTGGGTGCGAAAGCCATCCAGGAGTGAAGTGGAGATGATTACCGAAACGGCCCAGCAAAAAGGTTTGTCGACCGGCAACGATCTGCTATTGAATACTTGCGTTTTAGCGGGTGATATGGAGGCTGTTGATAAAGATGATGACCTGGCATTCGGGCTGATCAAGGAGCTCACCAAGCTGATGGACGCTAAAAAAAAGAACTAAGCCTTCTTTTTGAAAAGTATCAGGTGCCCGAGTTTGGTGGTGAAAGCATCAGGCTTCGGGCACTTTTGTTGTTTGAAAAGGGCATTGATACAGAAGCAATGAGTGATGAGCAATATGCTGAAACCATGCAAATGTTCAATACCTGGCTTGAATGGAAAAAGAAGTTCTACGTAAACATTCTTAAGGAATTTAGCCTCGAGATCGGCCTCGTTTCCGAGGAGTAGAATTGAAGCCAACAGCATAAAGGAATCCTGAAACAGCAACAAAGCCTGAAAGAAACAGAATTGCAAAACCAACTGAAGAGTCGCTTGTGTCAAAGTATAAAATCATCAATATACAAGCAACCAGTGACGCAAGAAGCCTCTTAAAAAACGAGCCTGTTGAGTAGGCCAAAGCCCCAACGAAAAGTGCAGTAAGAATGATTACCAAACCGTCCATAGAACAAAGATGAGTAAAAATTCGGCAGAATTCATACTAAAATTTCAGGACATGGTATCCGGAGGGATGACCAAGATAGAAGGTATTGCCGGGTCTTTAACTAACAAGGTAAATTCACTTGGGGCATCATTTACCAAAACGGGAATCAATTCACTTGTACTTAATCAGGTTGCACAGAATGTCCAAATGGTCAATAGTGCCCTTCAGGACATAGTTCGCCCTGGTCGGGAGTTTGAAAACAGTATGGCAGAAGTGCAGGCCATTACCGGTGTGACCGATGGTGAGCTGGCCAAGCTGGCGACTCAAGCCAGAGATCTGGCAACAACCTTTGGCGTGGATGCTGCCCAGGAGGGTTCAGTATTTACCCGCTGGTTATCTGATGTTAACCCAGAGTTGGCTAAAAGCGAAGAGGCTATGAAAGCGCTTGGTACCACCACTAACCTGATGGCCAAAAACATGAAGGGCGACTTTGAGGGTGCATCCGCTGCGCTCACCACTATGAATAACCAATTTGGCACCAATAGCGACAACCCGCTTGAAGTTGCCGTGGCCGCTGCCCGAAACGCCGATATACTTACAAAGGCCGCTCAGATAGGTAGTGCGGAAGTAAGCGACCTGGCGCAATCTGTAAAGGTGGCTGGGAACACCGCATATAACTTTGGGTTAGACCTTACCCAAACCGCTGCAGCACTAGAAGTATTGGGCAAGGGCTCAATTAAAGGAGCTGAAGGCGGAGTTGGGTTGCGAAACATGCTGGCTGAAATGGGTAAAGGTGCTCAATACATGGAAGAGCAAGTGAAAAGTGGATTGTTGGCAGCCGGTGTGGATATTGATAAACTGAGCGACAAAACAATCCCATTCAGAGACCGCCTTAAAGAGTTGAGTAAAATCCAGGGCGACAGTGCATTGATAGGCAAAATGTTTGGAAAAGAAAACCAGAATGCCGCACTTCAACTTCTCAAAAACATACCGCTCCTGGAGCAATATGAAAACCAAATGCAAAACAGTGCCGGGGCCACAGCGGTAATGGCCAAAACGCTGATGGATACCGGCGACGAACGAATGAATCGACTGATGGCTAAGGTTAAAGACTTGGGCATAGATATCTATAATAGCACCAAAACAGGCCTTCCATTTGTTCAGTTTTTGGCCAGTAGTGCGGATTTAGGTGCAAGGATTGCACCGGCTTTCACCCTTGCCGGTCGTGGGTTCAATGGCTTTGTCGGCCTATTTAAGAAAGGCGAAGACGGAGCCGACAGCTTTATGAAGAAAATGGTAATGATGGGCTTCAACGCTGTTGTCACAGCCGGGCGGTTTGTGTTTTCTGCAGTAGTTGGCTTAGGCTCCTTTATTGCCTCGATGGCGACGGCCACTTTGGGAATGTGGGGCTTTAATGTGGCCATGTATGCCAACCCAATTGGTTTGTTCGTGCTTGGTTTGCTGGCTGTGGTTGCCGCTGTTGCGCTGGTGATCACCTATTGGGATGAAATTGTGATGGCAGTTTCGAATTTCGGAGACTGGATTGCAGAAAACAACCCATTAACTGGAATGCTCGATGCTGTGTTGGCTATCATGCCAGGTTGGGTTACTGACCTGATGAAATGGTTTGTGAGCGTCGCAGAAAAGGTAATAGGCTGGGTAAAAAACCTTGCTGACAGGTTCAAGGACTTTTTTAAACTGGACATTGATTTATCAAAACTGACTACAACTGGTTTGGGTCTTGGCCTGGGCTTGAATGATGAAGGCGAAAAGGATAAAAACAAAACCAAGGGCAAAACACCTCCTGTAGACACAAAAATTCCTGGAGAAAGCAAAGCCCGCATCTCAGTGGTACGAATAGGCACCATTCAGGTGAACAACACCTTTACCGGCGGGGGCGATGAGTTTCGGCAAAATGCCAAAACAATTGGCGATCAGGTGGTGAACGAAATACTGGCCGCAATCTATGACATGCAAAAAGTGCTGATCACCACATGAGCGATTTTAAAGTAGGCGAAGCATTGGCGGGCAAAGGAGCCCCATTGAATCTCGACTTTCGGTTGAGCCAGTTGCTTGGTGTAGCTGGCCAGGGTGTAAGTGGTAAAATTAATGTCTATACCGATGCCGCTAAAGACAGGCTTGTTAGTGCTTTGTCCGGAGAGTTGAAGTTACCTCAGGCCGAACCTCAACCGGTTATTGATTTGCCATCATCCATTGGCGAAGCAGCCTACGATGACCTGGTTGCATTACGATCGGCTGCATTTTCAGGGAGGCGTTTCATTGATTATGTGGTAGTGGAGGCCGGTACATATAAATGCTTCGACAGCAAAGGCAATGTGATAAGAAAGCAATTCCCCTTGATAACCTTTCCGCCGGTTACAATCATTGAAATGAACTGTCCGGTAGAGATTAGCCGCACTCTGCCGAATAGCGGCTATGGGAGTGTGAAGCAAGACTGGGCTGTTAACGATTGGGAAATAAACTTCACTTCATTGCTCCTGGCCCAGCGTGGAGCTGTAGATGAAGATGGGCAAAGTGCCTACCCTGTTGAAGAATACAAATCGCTGCTTCAGCTTAGGGAAATAAGGGATACAGTGCGGGTTTACAGCAAGTTGCTGAACGATGCTGGTATACATTACCTGGTGTTTCGTAATCCCGAATTCAGGCAAAGGCAGGGAAGGCCGGGCAGTTTAGAGTTTGCTATCGCAGCATGGAGCGACACACCCTATGAAATTGAGTTTGAACTTAAAACTAAGAAAAAATGAAAGAGGTTGACATTGAGGTCTGGGTAATGGTTTTTACAGTGCTGGGCATGGGTTTAGGCTCATTCATTACTGGGTTTATGATGCTAAGAAAAAGCAAGAATGAACTACAAGTAAAAAAGGAAGACATAAAGGCCAGTAAGGAATTTAAACTCATGGAAATCCTGCAAAAAGATTGCGGCGACCTTCGTGATGATCTGGCTGAAATGCGCAAGCAAATACATGACCTGAGCAAAGAAAACATAGAGCTCCGAAAGCGTTTGAATCAACTGGAACGGGAGGCAAAGGACATGGTAGCTCTAAAAGAAGCCTTTGAAAAGGCTGCAGAAAAACTCAACGACATTTTCAACTGGTTCCACCGATGGAACAAGGATAAATCAGATCACCACCTCCAGGCCATGCTTGAGGTAATTGAATCAGCAGCCAAAAGTAAATAATGCACCTGATACCCGTTTGTTTGCTTACAATAGAAACCACCGACGCTGTGATAAAAATTCGCAGGGTGGTAAGTATTGAGTTGACCCGGGGTGGTAACGCACTTGGCACCACTGGAACGGTGCTGATACATGCCAATGCTTTTTACAACAACCAGCAGATTGACTTGTCTAAGTACGTAGTGCGGGGAGCCAAGGTAACGCTCGACCTGGGATTCGACACTCGCCTGGTGAGAGAGCTGACAGGTTATGTGTCGAAAGTGAAACCAACCTTGCCCCTCGAGGTGGAGTTGGAGGATGGCTTTTTTCAGCTGAAGCGAAAAGGTGTTAAAGGGCAATTCAAGTCAGTTTCATTGAAGGCACTTTTAAAATCGATACTTCCCTCAGGTGTGAAGTTTGAAGCGGCAGACATTCAGATTGGCAACTTGACAATTGAGCCCACCAATGTGGCCGATGTCCTGGCCAGGCTCCACAAAGACCACAATATTCAGTTTTGGTTCGACCCTGAAGGCAATCTGATAGCAGGCAGGCTTAACAGCCACCGGCAAGCTGGATTACCGGTGTATACCTACAAGCAAGGGCAGAGCCTTGTAAAGTCTGACCTGGAGTACACCAGAGCTGAAGACCTAAAGATTAAAATCAATGGCATCAACCACTTGCCAAAAAACAAAAAAGAGAAGTATAGTCTGGGTGATGCAGGTGGCGATCAATATGATCGCAATTACTACAACTTGTCAACTTCAGATTTCAGGGCAGCAGTTAGGCGTGACTTGCAAGCATACAAGATAGATGGGTTCAAGGGCTCGTTTACCGGTCTCGGTTTGCCTGCCATACAGCCGGGCGACATTGTGGCTGTTGAGGGTGTTCCATATTCTGAAGTAAATAATCTAAAAGCCTTTTCAGATCAGGTCACTGTTAAGTTTAATACAGAAGGTTACTTCAGAGAAATAAATGTTGGAGGTAAAGCAATCGGCAGATGATAGGCAAGCAAAAGCGACACGAGTTAACACAGGCATTCAGGATGCTGGTCGACCTTTCAAAAAAAGGATCGATCGACCTTTTGAGCGCAACTGTAAAATCGCTTGATAAAAAGGCAAGGACTGCTGTGGTGCACCTGGATGTGAGCGATATGGAGATTTCGGATGTGCGCTTGCAAACGGTCTCTGATGACATTGTAAATGGAGGTATCTGTTTGTTTCCCAAAGCAGGGAGTCAAGTAGTGGTGGCCAAAGAAGATGGGGCAATGGAGAGCCTTTTTATAGTGGCCACTTCTGAACTCGAAAGTCTTGAAATACAGGTTGGGGATACCATGTTGGTGGTTAAACAATCGGGTATCGAATTCAACGAGGGTAAACTTGGCGGATTGCCTGTGGCCTCAAAAGTTGTTGAACGAATCAACACTATTGAAAATGACATTAATGCTCTCAAATTATTGCTGGGTGCATTGGCCACCACCGGCTCAGTGGCACCAACAGCCCCATTGCTTGGCGCTGCGGTAGCCACCTTTGGCACTTACGCTGCCCAGGTATTGACACCTACGATCGAGGCTCAAATTAACAACCAAAAAGTAAAGCAATGATTGACTTTCTGTTAGATGAGCAAGATGACATTCAGCTCGACGGTAATGGTGAAATAATCGCTGGTCAATCTGATGACCAGGAGGCCTACAACCATTTGCGCTGTATAAAAGGAGATATCAGGCACGAGCCACTTGTTGGCATCAACCTGGTGGCTAGGTTGAGGTCTAATGTCACCAACTCACAAATCAGGGCCGTGATCGAAGACAACTTGAAGCGTGATGGATTTGAATCTGTTAAAGTGGTTTTCAAACCCAATTTAAACATACAAGCCCGGCGATGAAAGAAGTGGTAGTAGCAAGGGGTCAGACTATATTGGATATCTGCCTACAGGAGGCCGGTAGCCTGGATGCGATGTTCGCATTGTGCGACCTCAACAACATCATGCCTGACGATGTGCTTGCACCTGGTCAAATTATTAAAGTGCCTGAGCCCTCCGGATCCGGGCTCGATGTGGCTATTCAATTGGGCATGTCAGGCAAGTATGTGAATACCCAATTAGGAGCCGAAATGCCTAATGATGTTCCAGGAGATCAACCAACTGGAATTAATCATTGGGCCATTGAAGTAGATTTTATTGTTCAACCTAATTCATGAGTAACACCCGATGAGCCAATTGACACAGAATGAAGCTTTTGATTTAATAGCCCAGGAAAAAACCGAAGTAAACTCATTGGCAGGATTACCTGCTGAGCAAGCTACTATGCAAACCTATCTGGCCGAACTGAGTACCGGTAAAACAAGCCTCTGGAAATCGCTGGCCATGGTAGTGGCTTTTGTGATAGCCCAGGTGAGCCAACTCTGGGAAAGGGTTCGACTTGAGTTGCAGGAGTTGGCGGATAACAGCGAACCGGCCACCGATGCCTATCTGGCGGAAATGTGCAGGAAGTTTAGGTGGAAATATGATCCATTCAGGGCAAACGCCTACGATGTCAGGGTGTCTGAAGACAATAAGATAACATGGAGCCAGGAGGCTCTCGATGATAACGAAGCTTTGATTGTCAAGTTTTCGGCTGCTGAAACCACAGGTGGCCGCTGCCTGGTTAAGGTAAATGGTGAGAGTGGCGGCTTGCCTGTTGTTTTAAGTGAAGAGCTTAGGCAAAGGGAAGCTGTAAGGGAGTTTATCGAAAGAATAAAGCCACCTGGTAGCATTGTAAATGTAGTGAGCCGGGCTCCGGATAAACTCACCATAAATGCAAGGGTGTATTACAGCCCAATCTATTTTGATGGCTTATCTGAAAAGGTTTTAGAGGCTGTTCAGCAGTTTTTGAAAACACTTCCATTCAATGGTCTAATCATTAGAACTCGCCTTAAAAGTGCAATGATGTCTGTTCCGGGTGTTTTGGATGTAGTTCTCCTAGAAACCAAGGGGCGAAAAAATGAAGATGCATCCGGCTCTCCTGGCGACACAATTTTTATTCGACAGTACAAAACGTTTGGTGGTTGCTGCCTTTTTGACCTTGCTTCAAGTAACATTGAATTCTTGCCAGACTAATGAGATTCAGGGACTTTAATATTTCTCTTCAAGTTTTCAGGTATCTGGGTATCCGGTTTGCCAAGCCTAAATTATTTGCGCTGGCAAAGGCTTATGTAAAGCCATTGGAGCTTATCAAGGCAGATGTGGTTTTCACCAGGAACTTCCTGGTAAGACAAATGAGTTACAGTTGCTCAACGATTGTACTTGAGAAACTATTGAATGATCAATTTGACCCAGAAGAAAGGCGCATAACGATTGAAAACTTCGACGATAGCTTTAGCCAACTCGTCATCAGAAAGCGAAGCGAACACCTGGCAGGCATGGCAACCCCGGTAGTGCGAAGAAAGGATACTGAACTTTCGCTAATTACAAGTCCTGATTACCGGGCTATTTTTTACAGACTCGAAGAGAGCGGGACTACACTTAGCTTTTTAGTTAAGGTCACAAGTGGCGTAAGTTATGATCGAGGCCTAATGATACGCCTGGTGAACAGGTACCGAACAGCAGGAAAGACATGGGGTATTTACAACATTGACCTGCCTGATTCCGAAATTTTTCCAGTTAGACAATTTAACCCAACCGAGTAATGAAGCACGTAGTAATTGAAGAGGGTGGCCGATTCCTAATCGGCGAAGATGTTGAGTTTGTTCAATCAAATGTTAAAGAGCTGGTGTCGGCTCTGTTAGACCACCTGTCCCTCGAGGCATCGCAGTCTGTGCCAACTATTGTTACAGGAGTGCGCTTTACCGATACCGGTACAACCATTACAGCTACTGCAGGCTGGATTTACTGGCAAGGTGAGCTGTATAGATTTGAGCCACCAGCCACTCCAATTGCGCAAACTGGGCTTGTAAATGTTAAACTTTACAGAACAACCAATGTGGTGGATGAACTTCCGTACTTCGATGACCCAGATACCCCTAAACCTATTCAGGTTGAACGGTTGATTGCTTTACAATCTACAAACTGGGTTGATACAAATGTTTTGCCCGAAGATAGAATCACTGTTTCTGCTTTAACACGATTAGGTGCTTCAGAGTGGGAAAACTTGGCAGATGGAACTGTGATAGAAAACGGACCAGCTCCATCGTTATTCGACTGTCCAGATGGTGTTTTTGAATTGAGGATCAATAGAGATAAAGTAGAATTTTATGCAAACTTGAGGATGACTGGCAATGTGCCAGGAAATGCAGAAAACTTAATCTGCATACTACCTGAAAAGTATTGGCCAAGACGAATTCAGGAATTCTATGTGGGAAATCTTCGATTCATTGTGGCTCCTGGTGGTAATTTAAGATATAGGAATACACTAGGAGGGCCCTCTAATTTTAACATACTAATTAACAGCTCTTTTAATATTGATTAACCATGGCAATCGTTTCAATCTCTCAGCTCAAATCTTGGTTTTTGGCACTTAAAAAGCCCACCGAAGATCAGTTTTCAGATGTCTTTGACTCCCTGGTGCACAAGCAAAGGGACTTCGATCAAATGGGTGGAGGGCTAAAGCCCCACAACCCGGCCAGGCCATACACGGCGGGCGAAGCGGCCATTTGCCTTGGCAAAATAAGGCTGGCCAAAACCAACCTACAGCCAGGAGCATACAACCCTGCCCAGTGGGAAGATTATGAGAACAACCCTGTGAGCTTGGGCATTCCCCGATGGCTGCCTGACACCGAATATGAGTTCGACACCGAAAATCCGGAAGCAGCACCACAGGTCATTTACCAGCTCTCGGTACTTCAGGCCACTGCTAACAGTGTTGGCATCGAGCCTTTTGTTGACCCTGATTGGAATGATTACTGGGAAGTACTTGTTACCACCCGAGGTGGTGTGTTGCCGATTTACATCCCTGGGCCCGTTGAAAACAGACTGGTTTACGAATACACAGAGTCGGCAGCTCCAAAGGGTATCTACCGGGCAAACCACACCGAAGAGCCCTATCAAAACGGGTTTAAGAGCACCGATTTTGCAACTGAACTTGCTGATGATAAATGGTTGTTAGTGGCACCAAGATCTGGCGGAATTGGTGGAGGTGGAATTGAAGCCGTTGTTGAAGACGAAACCCCTCAATTGGGAGGCGATCTTGATACAAATTCTCATGACATCTTAATGGCGGAAGGCTCAATGCTAAAATTCCCTACAGTAGAGTTATCGGACGTCGGTGATGGCTTGAAAATTAACAAAAGCACTATAATAGGACCCAACAACGAGTTGATAGTAAGTCCAGATTATTTGCATTATACCAGTGAAAACACTGAATTTCAGATCAACACATTAGCTGGAGTTTCCGAGAATAAGGGGTTTCGATTTACTGTAACTGATGAATCAGGATCATTCAGCTTAACTATTTCAGCGAATGGAATTCAAACTCCCATGAAGTATTTGCCTGGACAAGAATTCAATATCCCTGAGCAAATCGTTAATAAAGAGTATGTAGATTCTCTAATTTCTACGACAGTATTCAGCTCCAATGTAACTTTACCAGCTACTTTTTTTGAAACCGACGAATTAGTTATCCTTCCTTCCTCCACAGTAGCATTCACTTCAAATGGATTGCATACAATTCAGATGCAGCTCTGTGGCGTTTTTTCAACATCAGCCATTACAAGTGGAAGAACGATATTTAGATTTAAACTTAATGGAGCTACAACCGTGGAATGGGTAGCATACACAAATCAATCAATCAACATTCAAATGACCACAATACCACTTGAATTTGCCATCAGCGACTTTGAATCCGACACAATTGAGGTAACAATGGCTCTTGTAGGTAGTGATTCCAATAGTCAATTTAATGTTGACGACTCCTCTTTTAGGGTCTTGGTATTGAAACAATAGGCTAAATCGTCGACGGTTTTAAGTTGAAGTTCCAAGATTAAATGCATTTTCAACAACTTTCTAAGCGCAATTAATTTCACTTTTTTTAATGTCAAATGTTCTCAAGACCCCCATTAGTTACTATGGAGGCAAGCAAAATCTCGTTTCAAAAATTTTACCACTAATCCCAGAGCATGAGCTCTACGCAGAGATTTTCTGTGGCGGTGCAGCTGTTTTTTTCTCAAAACCCCAAAGCGGTGTTGAGGTCCTCAATGACACCAATTCCGAGTTGATCAACTTTTACCAGGTAGCTCAGCGTGATTTCCACCAATTGGAAGTGCTCATCAAAATCACACTTCATAGCCGAAGGCTGCACAAGGATGCCAAGGTTATTTATGAGAACCCGCACATGTTCGACCCAGTGAAGCGTGCTTGGGCTATTTGGGTGCTCAGTACCCAATCATTCAGTGCCATGCTCGACGGCACTTGGGGTTACGATGTCAGCAAAAACACGACATCGAAAAAGATTCATAATAAACGTGATAGCTTCAGTGAGGAAATAGCGATCAGGCTTCAAAATGTCCAAATCGAGTGTACGGATGCATTACGGATACTCAATAGTAGAGATAAGTCAACATCCTTTTTTTACGTCGACCCTCCTTACTTTAACTCCGATTGTGGCCACTATGATGGATACACATTGGAAGACTTTACTATGCTTTTAAGTCGGCTTGAAAAGCTAGAAGGAAAGTTTTTGCTCAGTAGTTATGACAGCCCAATTTTGCAAGAATTTGTAAAGAGGAATAACTGGAGCCAGCAATACTATCAGCAAACGGTCAGCGTAAACCCAAAAGGAAAGCGAAAACAAAAGCTAGAAGTAATGACTGGAAATTACCAGTTTTAA